TGATTTGCCTGCGCCAGAATCACCGGCAAACACAGTTACTTTACCCAACGGAATACCTTTGTTAAAGTCTCCGGAGATAAGATAGTTTAATGCAAAATTGCCTGTGGAGATCCAGTCTGTAGGATCGTTGAATCCAACACTGAGTCCGTCGATGCTTTTTGTAATTTCCTTACGGAATTTTGATACGTCAAATGGTTTTCCCATGATTGTTTTACTCCAATGTAATTTTGTTTATTTTACGACAGTTTATGATAGATTGCAATAAGTTTTCTTCTACTATATAACCTAAAGGTATATGTCCATTATTTTTAATAGTGGCATAGTCTATTCCGTAACTTTCGACCCAGTTTTTAAAATTGTCTTTTGATTTTCTACTTGTAGTGTTTCCAAATTTTAAAATAAAATTAGCGCAGTAATGCTCCTGCATTTTTAATCCGGCGTAGTCAGGAGAAAGATCATCCTCATAACATTCATACAAGGATTTGCCTAGCGTACTATAATCTAAATACACTCTGTTGTTTTCGTTCATTGTACTAAACAGTTGATAATCCTCTTCTGCCAATGGTTCTCGACGATACGAATCAAATTCAACTCTTATGATTGGCTCTATTTTGTAAGGCCGCTGTTCAAGTCTATGACAAAATCTGTTTATATGCCTAACTGCTAACCGAACTTCCGGTGGTGCAATAACCATCAGTCTAGTTGGTTTGTCCCAGTCGGGTCCGGCAAGTTTTTCAAATTTTATATGAAGATGATTGTAGTAATCCGTGTCATTGAAATCACTGTCTGTTGGAACATCAATAAACGTTGTTTTTAGAAAACGGTTTACTGTAGTAATTGCAGTGATCAAATGATTTTTTGATTCCTCCTCGCTGAAAAAAAATGAAAAAGTATCAAGTTGTAAAATATTTTTTGTAAGCAATTCTTCAGCAAGAAGTTTCGCCCACTTATCAACAAACTTATTTTGATCTAAAGCAATGTGCAGATTGATCTCTTGATCAAACGAAACTTTTATTGTTTTCATAATAAGAATTGGTGGGAGGAATTATCCTCACCACCAATGTACGGTTACTGCTTGTTCTGACGAGCGCGGATCATGGCCAAGATATCTTCAGCTTTTTGAGCTGGCTTGGCTTCAACCGGTGCTGTAGCAGCCGGTACATCATCTTCTTCGTCAAACGAGCTTGTAGGTGCAACTGCCTTGGCCGCTGGCGCGGTTTGTTCTGCCACTGGTGTAGAGTTAGCAGAGGAACCTTGTGGAGCCGAAATACCTGCTGGACGGAAGTAAGCACCCCAACGATCTGCATCATAAGGTTTGCCATCCACTGAAGCTTCAAACATTTCTTTGATAACTTTGAGTTCAGCTTCGCTGGGTTTCTTGGGAAGAAAATCAGACAGTGTAAACAATCCGTGTGCGTCAACAGCGGCCTGTTCTTGCTCAGTCAATGCTGATTCTTTACGAGCCCACTTGGATGTAGAGTAATCTGCGTAGCCACCTTTGGATGTTTTGCTGATACGGAAATCCAAACCACGCATCAAGTCAGTTGGCAACTCTTCCAGTTCTGGATCCATCAGTGCCGACTTGATTGTTTGGAAAATCTGAGGTCCAATGATAAATCTGCGGATGGGATTTTCTGGGTGCTTGTCATCAGCCAAAGGGTTTTCACGAACAAAACCTTGCATGATGTAACTGCGTTTTTTCCAGTACTTACGACCCATGTCCTCAAGAGCTTTGTCTTTGAACCATGTGCGTACTTCTGCCAGTACTGGGCAAGCCTCTCCCCACATTTCAACGCAAGGAACTTGAACTTGAACTTGTTTAGAGTCCATTTCACCTTTGATGCCATTGAATGGTAGTTTGATCATTGCACGTTCTACCCAGAAGAAAGTGTTCTTTGAATCACCGTCAGGCAAGAAACGAAGCGTTGCGCTTTGTCCTTCGTCGATGTTCCAGTGTGGGTAAATTGCGTTGTCGCCGCCGGATTGTTGATTACCGCCTTTGTTCGACTCTGCGGCTTGGAGTCGTGCGCGGATTTCTGCTAATGATGCCATAATAGAAATTGTCCTTTCAAGAAATTTTAAATTGCCTATATATGCCTTGCATACACCCAACTGAGTGTAGCATAGATATTTATACTGTCAATGTCAAAAGGCAGAATTTCTGCTAACCTTGAGTCAATGTGTTTAAATATCAGCATATGACACAGTATAACACACACGCACAAGAAGTCAAGATTTATGACGAAACTAGTTTAGTCAATTTAGTGGCACCAAACTTATGGGAAGTTGATCAATGCTTTGGACAACAAACATATCAACAGTTACGAGATATAGTTGACACTCAAAACAACATGTTTGTGTGTGGCAATCTTAAAAAAAGACTGGAGCTTTGTCATGCCAGCCCGGGCACAGCACTAATTGAACAAATTGGATCCGATATGTCCAATGCATTGAGTCAATTGGTTGGGGAATCGTTGAATTTTATGACTGCCAAATACTGGTTAGATTTACCAACATTTGGGTGCCAAACTCACCAAGATTCTAAAGATATTTTTATCTCGTATCAAATATATTTAGGTTCGTCGTTTCAAGATGAAATAAGATCCGAGCAACATAGAACCGACAGTGTTGACATTATTGATTATTTAGACAACACCAATGATGCAGTGATGGCTCAAGGGGCAAAATTTTTACATGTTGATCCACCTGTGCAGATTGAGTTCAGACCCAACCACGGCTATATTAACCTAAATTCAGATCTTAAACTTCATCGAGTAGACGGCACTTGGGATACTAGACTTAGTGTGATGTTTCAATACGCTCGAGTGTAACTCAAAACCAAAACTTCTCGTATGGAGTTGTTGGGCACTCGATGAATCATGCCATTGAACCCTCTAGGAGCATTGACATAGACGGACGCTGTGTTTGGCTCGTAATGCACAATGTCTAGATCATGCCTTGTGAGCTTGCGGTTTGGTTGATAGTCCAGCTCTGATGTGTCGTTGACTTCTCTATCGTGACAAAATGCAAAACTCATTCTATCGTCAGCTTCTTCTGACAGAGAAATTTGTACTTGTACAAAAATATCTGAATGTAGTCTATGCATCATTATTGAACTGCCCGGAAGATCCACACTGATGTAGGCCACTTGCGGTGCTATGTCCTGTTGAATGATTTCACTGATACATTGTTGTTCTTGTTGTACAATGGCCTGTAACTCAGGAGTGCTGTTCCAAGGTGTCAGCAATCTGTCATCATACTGCATGGAAAAGTTTGTTCGAGATTTTCGATACAGTTGTTTTATTTCTTGAAATCGTTCTTGCGTGAAATAAGATTGCACCTGCCAAAGCTGTTGATTTATTTTATACTGATTCATTTTTACACTGAGGCAAGTGTTTTTAATCTTTTTAAATTTTCACTTATTGATTGATTAGGCTGATTGTCTGCATCTGGTTGTTGTGTGTCGTAGTTGTCATCACGATCTGCGGTGGCATCCACTGTGGGCATGCTCACTCCTAGTTGTGCCAGACGATTCTGCACACGAGTATCGTCCCAGGCATTGGCATCAGGATTGGTCTTAGCAATATTGTCGAGTATGTCAAACAGCTGGTCATCGCCTACTAGATCATATAGTTGCTCTGTGGCATTGGTAGCATCAGGCCCAACTATAAGTTCTTTGCTCATTAAATTGCTTAATTTCTTTGTCAATTCAGGAGTGTCGGCCAAGGCCCAGGTACCTTCCATTACTCGGTTGCTCCATGATTCAAACTGATCAGCTTCTTTCATTGCCATTTCTTTTTCTTGTAGTCGTGCCAACATGGGCAAGGCCTGTTCCACACGTGGATCCAGTGTTTGTTGTACAAACAATTCTCTAATGGTTTCCACTGCTTCGTCCACTGGTGTTATGGCGGAAGGATCAAACGTATCCAGAGCTTCGTGATAGCCTCTACGACTGATCATACGTTTGGCTTTGGCCTTGAGATCTGTGTAGTGTCTCACTGCACTTTCCACCATGTGACCTGCATCACCTGAATAGTCTTTGTGTCGGGCGGCTCGAACAAAGCCAGCCAGCGTTTTTAGATCTCGCACCATTTCTGATATGTACTGACCAAATGCGTCGTAGGGTGTGCCACCTTCGGCTACATGACGAGCCAGTATGCGTCCTTCGATCAGGCTCTTTGACGGTATACGGAATCGTTCACCTTGATCGTTTTCAACAAACAAACTTTCAATGTAGCGAAAACGTGCATCACCTTCGCCCAGAGTTTTGTTGTGTTTGATCACTAGTCGTGCTCGATTGGGTTGATCACTGTAGCTTACCTTGCGGTTGCCATAATAACCTTCAAACAGACTTTCTTTCACAGCGGCCATGGTTCGCATGCTGTACTTGAGCCTTGACAAATTTTTAAGACTGAATGTCAACAAGTTACGCTTGGCAAACATGCGCAGTAGATATAGAAAATCATACCATTCGTTTTTGTCCGGTCCTTCCATGGCGCGACCCATGTTGTCTCCATAGTACACGTCAAGATTGTTTTCACCATCTATTGACAGTACCACAGTGCCATAATCTTTTTCTTGTGTTCGATAATCAAAACTTATAATATCTGCGTCAGCAGGATTTGCGGCGGGTTTTCCGGCGGCATCCAAAGCTTCAGGTTCAAAATCACGCGAAACTAGTAGATTGTATAATTGTTGGCTGGCAGTATTGGATTGAGTCATAGTGTTGTATTTATTAGAAAGATGCTATGAAGGGCATGGGTTCAATGGTGTTGTCGCTGTGATCTCTCAACTGAGTGTCCAGCTCTGTGTGGTAACTCTGTAGCATTTGCATCATGCGCACAGCCAAGATTGTGGCCATGACAAGATCGTCAGTTTCTCCGGCTTTTGCGGCATATCCAGCACCGGATGCTATAAAACTTTTAAGCTCTGTGACCAAGCTGGCTGAATGTATTTTCATACGTCCGGTCTCTATCAAATTTTTCAGTTTGGCACAGGCAGCCAACTTGGGCTTGTTTGTGGTGTTGAATCCTTTGCGGTATCTACGACCATTGGCACCTCCGGATTCGCTGAGGAAATAGCCCTGTATGTTTTCCTCGCCATATTCTGCAATGGATATCAGTGCGGCTTCACCAATGGTATTGTTTTCCACTGTGAAGTAGATGCTTTTAGGATCCTTGATTGTTTCGTTGATGTGTCGACAAATATCTGCCAGTATGCGCACCTGGGTTGGTATGTCTGTTCTGTTGTGACGCCACTCTGCCACCTGTTCAGTAGTGTTGGCATCAAACACCTGTATGGCCGCAGGATCGCCTCCGGTGCCAAGACTAGGATCTAGGGACACTACATAAAAGCGATCTGGTTGCGGACGTTGAAACCAACGTACTTGCCCTGTTTTGTATAGCGGATCTTGTGATCTTAGATCTATCAGCTTGGTCGGTGCAATCAAGGTTTCATCATCAATGATAAATTCACAGTCCATCTCTCGGCGAAAGCGTTCTTCTCCAAGTATGGCACGTTGTTGTCGTGCCCAGGCATCATCACGATCAGGATGCTCTCTCCAGAATGCACGGAATGCTTTGAATCCATTTTGTCCCATCTCTGTGGGATTGCCATATTCATCTTCTAACTTGTTGGCCATTTTCCAAATCAACGCAAACTGATCTTCATCTGAGTTTGGAGTTGAAGTAAGAATTGCCTTACCACCTGTTGACAGTGTGGGTGTGATGGAAGTCCAAAACTCTTTGGCTATGGTAGGCCGGACGAACGCAAACTCGTCGCAGTACAGCAGGGTTATACTCATACCACGACCAGTATTTTCTGTAGTGGTTTGTGCTACTATTCGACTGCCGTTGTCAAACTCTATTGACCCTTTGTTGTAACTTGTAACACCTGCTCTGATATGATCCGGGCAGGCTTCGTAGGCATAGCGAACACGTTGCATGATCTCTTGTGCGCCCAGGTACTTGTGCGCGGCCACAAGTATGGTTGAATCAGGAACAAACATGGCATACCATAACAAGTACCCAGCGGCCGAGGTTGATTTGCCCGTTTGCCTAGGCATCATTGAGATAGAGAATCTATAATTGTGATATGTTTCTATCAGTCGATCTTGGAATTCATAGGGCTGGTACAACATCTTGCCATGCAAGGGATGTTGGATGTAGAAGAAATGACTCATGAAATACCGCGGCCCTGACACAGGATCTGCACAGGCTACAAAATCATCTATTTGTTGTTCAGTGTAAGGGTAACGCCGATGTGGCGCTTTTACCAGTACACCTTCTAAACTCTTTGACATGCTTTTACTTACCAAAATATACACATATAAATATTCTTATGAGCGACACCCTTATACTGGCACCGGACTATCAACCGGTCAACTACTTGCCACTCAGCACCATAGATTGGCAAACTGCTATCAAACTGTTCTTCCTGGACAAAATACAAGTACTGGAGTGGTATGATGATTGGACTGTACGCAGTGCTCGACTGGAGATGCGTGTGCCTGCTGTGGCAGTGACCAAACGAGGATTTGGTAAAAGTGGTAGCATGCGTTTCAGTAGACAAAATCTTTATCTACGCGATTTGTTTACCTGCCAGTACTGCAACGATACGTTCAGAGGTCGTGAACTCACTATTGACCATGTGCTACCACGTGCTCAAGGCGGTGTGACTAGTTGGGAAAATTGTGTAACTGCTTGTAAAGAGTGCAACTCAGAAAAGGGCAACAAAGTATGGAGGCCAAACAAACTGCCTGTGAAGCCCAACTATTGGGCGTTGGTTAACTCTGTTAAAAGTACATATACCGGAGTGCGGCATCCCAGCTGGAATGTGTATCTAGGGCTGAAAGAAACTCAGATCAAAGTTGTTTAGTTGCACCAGCTTTGTTTGGCGTCACCGTAGTATTCACGAGCAAAGCCATTGGCAATCAATTGAGCACGTAGGCTCTGTCCATTTAGAATGATGTCGCCCAATACACGACCACCAAACTTATCCCAACTGTATAGAATGACCTGTCGCTGTTGACTGGCGTTAATGAGACCTTTGGTGAAAACGCTGGCGGCTTCACCACGTTGCTTTTCGCTGTCGCATTGACCACGGAAGCCTTTTTCAGGAGTGTCAACTCCGTAGACTCGTACCGCAAGTTCGGGCTTGAGGGGTGCAGGTAGAAAGGGTGCGGCAATAACAACTGTATCGCCATCCGTTACTCTGACGATTTGTGCATCGTATAACACGCCGTTGGGTGTTTTCTGTGCCATAGCCAAGCATGGAATGAACAAAAGAGTAAGTAGTAGTTTTTTCATATCAGTTATGCTCCGACTGGTGTCACAGTGACAATGATACTTGGACTTGCTGGATATCCAACTGTGACATTTCCTGCTATGGTTGGAAAGCTAAAAACAGTCGCACTGGCGGCATAGGCTATTTCATAATAGTCACCTACATTAGCCACGTTGGCAAGAATGTTCCAACTTTGAACCACTTGAAGATTTTGGTCTAATGTAACAAATCCTGCGCTATTTGGAACGGCTGTGCCATTTTTCTTGAACCATATGGTTGCTGAGGCAGTGGTACCACCACCAAGAGCCTTGTCAACTTGTGTGCTGAATTGAATATTGTAAAGCCCAGTTTCATTGATGATAATGCGACTATTGCTGGCGCCTGTTCCCAGTGTTATATTGCCATTTATCGAGTCGGTGTTGTTAAATGTAAAACGATATTCAGTGTTGGCACTTGCTACAGTTTGTGAGGCATTGCTATAAAATTGTCCGTAGGCTGAAGTGATGTTGCCGCCGCTACTGATTGCAGTAAGTTGGCCAGCATTGTTACCAATATAAAGTGCAGGAGGATCAACTACTAGATTAACAACTAACTCTCCGGGACGAGCATTGCCGTCATAATTTGCCAAAGTTTCTTGTGCGTTGTCCTTCATCACAGCACGGCTTATGCCTGTGATGTTGTCATATGGTGGTGGTGGGTTTGCCATTATCTTGGATATCCTTTAAAGGGCTTGATAGGACTTTGTTTGTCCACAAATTCTGGTTCGTCGCTGTCAGGGGTTGATACTAATTTTTTACCGCCCTTGGTTCCGGTCATTTTCAGCGCGGCATCAATCATTGGTCTTACACCAGCGTTCATGCCAACTACAACACCATGTTCTCCAAATGCTGTTTCTTTTGACCACTCAGGCATGTATGGATTGACATCATCTTTGCGATAATCAGACCTGGCTCGAGCCATGGCCACGCCAAATCTGTAGTTGTTGTAAGGATCCGAGGCACTGAGTCCAGGAATCACATAAGTTTGTCGCATGGGACCGGCTTGCTCAGGGGCAAGATCCTCTTGCTCTACAATAAACTCACGGGCTCTCATCTTGGATATCCTTTGAACGCTTTTACAGGACTCACACGGTTGACATCATTCATTTCTTCAGAGTCCATGTCGCCATTGTTAACATCATCATATTCTGCTCCGGCAGCACGAAATGCTTGCTTGAGCATGCGCTGTTCTACTTCAGTATAAGGATGTGCTGATCTACGAGTTCCTACCCAACTCTGTTGGTCCATTTCAATGGGAGCATTTGAACCGTCAGCTGAGGCTACGGCCATCATCACACGGTTTAAAACATAGTCTGAGTTGGTTCTTTTCTTGTCGCGAAAAAGATCCAGGCCACGAGTGGCTTGCTGATGTCTATGGCTAATCTTGCCTTTGCGTTCAGCAATGAACTCACGTGCTCGCATGTTTAGAACACGCTTTCTTGTGCCGAGCTTGCTGTTCCCAATTCAAGTGCAGTAAAGGGTGTTCCTGTCACAGTGACTTTGTTGCCAGCTCCTGAATAAACTTCAAACACAGTGTTGGCTGGTATGTTGATTGCCGCGGAGTAAACATTGCCCACTGCAACCGCATTGCCCAGGGACGTGGCATAGACTTGATAGGTCACTACATTGGCACCAGTGGTGATCTGCAGTTTGTCTGTGTAGACTGTGGTATTGGCTAATGTTGTATATACGTTTGCGGGCATTTTATTTTTTCCTTATTACCATGCACGGCACGACCAGTATCGCGCCTTTGTTCTTGGTCCCGGGTTGTCGCAGTTGTGACGTGCTCTAAAACTCTTACGACGTGCAGGATTTGATTTTTTAATCTTCATTGTCTTTTGACCCAGCCGCTTGGCTGTGGTGCCACCGTGACCAAAGTTTACTTTTTTAACATTGCCTGTGGCAGGATCTCGAACATACACTTTGAATTTTTTTGTATCGCCACGCATGGGCTTGCCCAAAGGAACTTTGCGTCCTTGGTATTCAGCTTCATCGATATCCAGTGGAACTCCGTCTTGTTCGCCTGAATCTTCGCCAATGGGGTCGTCCGCAGTGGTTCCATCAGGGTCGTTGACTCCTGGAGTCATGGGTTCTTCTTGTGTGGGGTCTTCGCTGACCAACACATCATCCACACTCATAGCTTCGTCAAGATCTTCACATGCGCATGCTTCGTGTCCACAGTCTGAACAACGATCTTCCAACTGATATCCATAACTTTCTAAAATACCAATGAGCTTGATGTCAGCTTCAATGCATAGTCTGTCTTCTTCTACTGCAATGATGTGACTTTCAATCAAGCAATCTTCTTTGATGTTGATAGCAAAGTCATCGCCCACTGCTGGATTTTCCATCCAGTGTTGAGATTCTGCAAGATAGTCTTTTAGAGATTTCATTATGCTTTAAACTGTTTGTAAAGATTGGTCAAGTGTGACTCAATGTCTGCTTCTTCTTGTACACGCACAGCTGACACAGGCACAGTGGTTTGACCATTGCCTGCAACATCACGCTTGGGCTTGTTAAGTCCGCCAGCAATGGTTTTAGTCATATAGTCAGTGGTTTCTGTTTCTTCGTCTGGAGCATTGGCCAAATCATCCTGTGCTTCATGCATTTGATCGCAACCGCAGTTGGCGGAACCGCATGATGGGCAAGTTTTTTGATAGCCTGAACTAGATCCTAGGCCAGCCATTTTGAGAAGCTGTGCCAACTGCATGGCATCATCATCTGTGGCGCTGACGGTCAAGCTCTTGGTACCATTTTCATCCATGCTCATGTTGATGTTCATGCCTTCGGTGATCATGTTGAGTTTGCGTTCAAAACTTTCAGCAATTTGACCTTCGTAGACACCTTTGCCAAACATCATGCCCTTGGCTGCTTTGCCGCCGGCAGGAGCAGTGGCCACTGCACCAGCTACTGTGGTTTCGTCCACATCTTTCTTTTTCTTTTCAGGAAGACCCTTGTGTTTGGTCTTGGCAAAATCTTCTACGTCACCTTTGCCCATGGTCTTGGCAACTTTCTTTAGCTCTGCACTAGCGCCTTTGATTCGCTCGCCTTTTTGCATGGCTCGAGCCATGCCCATGAACTTTTGTTGTTGACGACTTACAGCTTTCTCAGTCATTGGCATTTCTTCGCCGTCTTCAGCGTCTGATGCTTTCATATAGTCACGTGCTGTGTCCAAGTAATCCATGGCTTTGGTAATCTTTGATTGTACCCACTCTGGCAGGTTTTCATCGGCATCAAGAATGTCATGCAATTCTTTTGCGGCTTCAGCGGCAGTGTGTAATTGTTCACGTGCCATGTCGCCTTCACGATCATATTCGCCTTTGTCTACCAAGGAAATCATTTCGTCTTCACGAACTTGTGCATTAGCAGGTTGTTGATTTTTAATCAATGTCATTGCCGCCCATAGTGTAGATTCTAAACGACTTGCAAATCCTTGAGGAAATTGGCCGCCGCCTTGTGCTTGTTTAGCAATGGCGCGAATGTCTGCTAAGTCAGCATAGATTTGTTTTGCTTGACCGTAGTCTGAATTCTCTTTGATTGATCCTTTTTGTAGCAACTTGCTCTTGCCTGATGGGCCTTTGGCGCCAATGGCACGTTTGCTACCTGCTGGACGACCTTTTTTCTTTGGACCGTCTGAAGATTTTTTAGCACCCGACTTACGATTACCAAATTCATCATAATCGTCATCACTGCCGGTATCTTCGTCATCGGCACGACGTGTGTGCTGAACACCACGGGTAGTTTTTTTCAATGTACCTTTGGTTGTTTTGAGTGTGTCGCCTGGCTTGGCGCGATTGTCAAAATCATCGCGATCGTCGAAGTCATATTCACGAACAACTTCCATGTTGCCGTCACCGTCAAGGTCGGCTTTCTTTAATCCAGCGGCACGAGCCTTCATCAAGTTACCGGTGAACTTGTTGCCTTCTTCCATGTCGGCTTCGGTCATGCCTTTTTGTTTTTTACGCCAGGCACTATTGAACTTGTCATCTAGTCTATTGTATTTGTCAGATGCTTTTTTATCTCCGCGGTCATCAGCATGAGCATATTTCATACCTGCCGCATCTCTTGCTCTCTTTAGCAGTTCGGGACTGAGTTCATTGAGTTGACCTTCTTCCATGCTTTCTTTAGGATGGCGTAGTTTGTTTAGTACGGCACCTGCCACACGCTCACCAGCGGCTTTACTACCATAACGCTCGGCAGCATCCTTGGCAATCTTTTCAAAGTTCTTGCCTGGCTTGCCAATGTCTTTGCCAGCACGAGCTGCCTTTGCACTGTATCCAGCTTCTTCCATTTTACCTTTGCCATCTTCAGCGTAGTCAGGAATACCGTTTTTATTAACGTCTGGTTTTTTGCTCTCTAGCAGATTCATTGTTGCAAGTATATCGTACATGTTATTCATTTTCATTCCTTATCTGACTGAACTTTTAGGTTGTGGCAAACGATTTTGATTTGAACCCACAGGACTCTTGTCGCCCATTGGGAAATCGTTTGATGTCACTGCTGGTGGAGTCTTGCCTCCAGCGATGGTAAAATCACTCTTGTAAGCATTTTTAACCACAGCATGATCGTAGGGGCCGGTTGCGTAGTCTTTGCTCAATGCCTTCTGCTCTTTGTTGGGAGCAGGGTAATCTGTATCTGTCAACAGATTTTTATTTTCTTCATCTTGTGTGACACGTTCTTGATCAATTGAGTCAGCATACTTGGAATCTTGCATGATGATTCTGTTGGGATCAAGACCCAACAATTGAGCAATCTGTGTGACCTGTGGTGGTGTTGCTGGATAGTTAAAAGTAACATCCATGAAAGTCATGCTTTCGTTGTTGTACTGCGGAAAATCAACTAACTGTTTTTGCACCGGTGTTTTCTTGGGTGCTGTCATTGACACCACGTCAAATTGTTTGAGTTTTTCTTTGAGTCCATTCATAAAATCAGCAGGAACGTCTCCTGCTATCTTGATACGATAGTCGTATGTGTGTTTGGATTCTGTTAAGTATTCTGCAAAAGTTTTCATATCAATCCCCTATATCATATTTAGCCTAGTCTGGCTTCTTTGGTTGTTCACGTTTGTTCAAACGATTCAGTATTTCGTTGCGATCCAACAGCACTCCGGTGCCGGTAGATGCAGTTGGTTCGTCACTGTCCTGATCAAGTCTGGCTTTTTTAAGCTGTAGATCAATCATTTTGAGCTTTTTGTTTAGCTTGGCTGTTTTGGCTGTGATAGCATGCCCTAACATGGCGCCAGCAACAGAGAATATTTCGCTGGCATATCTACTGTCCACTTGCATGCCCAGGTCCATGAGATTGTCAAAACTTTCTGTGGCTTTTTTGGCAAGATCATCCATTTCTTGATCGGACGCTTCCAGTCCTCGCACAGCTGGCAATGCCAATTCTATCTTGTCCAGCGCAATCAATGTTTCAGGCAAGATAGGAAGATTGCCTTCAATGTCATTGCCTGGGTGTGCAGTATCAGGATCGTCAGATTCCTGCTGATTAGGAGCTAGATCAAACAGGTCTTCTAATTTCTTTGTCATGCGGGTATTTACCGCATTATTTCTTGCCGTTACGGAAGATATCGTCTTCTGTGATCACTCTAAAAGTCAGACCTTGCCGGCGACACCACTTGGTTGCGGCGTCCCATTTGGCATAGTTAACTGCTACAATAGCGCGGTCTCTTATACTGGCTTTGCTTTCCAGTATGCTTTGCTTTTTGGGTTTGATTTCGATCAATTCTGTGCGAACTTCATTGGTACGTGTTCTATACTGTATCAAAAAATCTGGAATGTAGTTGGTCATTTTTCCTGTCAACGGATTGCGATAAGGTATGGCAATAGACTCGCTGACCCATCCCACAATACTGTCGTTGTTGTCACAGAATCGCATGAATGCCTGTTCCCAACCCGATCGGTATTTGGGCTTGCCTTTGCCTAGATATTTTTGTGGATTTTGAACTTCAAAGAAGCCTTGAGCATAGTTCCTGCTCATGGCAATACATTGCGTGCCGCATAGAAGTTGGGCTGTACCAGTGCGTTCACCCCCAACAAGGTTGCATTGCTACGCTGATTGTTGAGATAATAACACAGCGTGGATGTCAACTGTAATTGATTTTGCCCTTGTATTTCTGCAAGCACATCCAGCACTGGTCGTTTTTGATAATCGGCCACTTGAAACAATGTCACAGTAAAGTTCTTGGCAGCAAGATTGTCTGAAAAAACTTTTTTAAAGTAACTGTAGACCACATCGTATTGATCTGCTGGTACTTCCACAGCAAATTCATAGAACTGATCAAACACTCTAACTGTTTGATCCAGTGTTGGGTCAACGTAATTTACTGTGCTCATCTTGGTACATTCTGTGTGGCAGGACCTTGTAGGTCTGGAGTTGCCGACCTTGGTGTGGCAGGACTAGAGCTAGTAGGGTTGGTCTGAATAGGAACTTTAGGGAAGAAAAATCCGTCAGCGGCATTGGCAGCTTGTCTGACTGCTCCTGGCAACTGACCACGTATGACATCTTTGACCACAGCATTGGCTTCATTGCGAACAATGCTCTGTAGATTTTTACCTTTGAATGTTTGATAGGCTGATCCTGCTTTTTGTACAGCACCAATGATGCCCAGTACTGATCCACTTTGTAAGTCGTTCACTATGCCTCCAATGGTGTCTATGGCTCCACCTTGACCAAGTATGGTTGCTGTGCTTCCTGGACGACCCAGCGAACTACGCACAGTGTCATAACGACTGGGATCAGCAAAGCCCTTGGCATTGGCAGTGGGTCGGTTGCCATCCAATTTGCCTTGATAGTATTTCACTGTTTCGTATCGCACTGTCATGTTGTGTTCCATTAGACCGCCACCTTGGCTGTAGTCATATGTATCATGACGCCATTCAGTGATCATGGGATTTATCAACACATAAGCACAAAATTTATTTTGATCAAAGCCGTATATGGTGATGTCTCTAAAGAACGGTGGTTTGCCGTTGACTCCCACAGCGCCATCACTGTAGCTTTCGCCGATGTAGCCCCAGTCGTTGACTGTGCGATCAGGAGAGTAGATATCTCTGCCGTTGTAACTTAATTTTGGATCACCACCATTACCGCTTTGTCCCAGACTGCCTTGTGTCACCGGCACACCCCAGTATTGTTGTGTGGGATCTTTGTAGTAGTAAGCAAAGTAATTGTACCACATGTTTCTTGCAAGGTCTGCGCCATCATCATGAAAGGTCAGCTGGCAAGGGTTATACTCAATTTTTTTCTGTACCAATCGTTTACGATTGTACTGATTCATTGTTTCAACTTCAATTTGATAATTGGGCAGTTGAGCTGTTTTGACCAAGAGACCAAGATTGTCTTGATCTGCTCGAGCAAACACTTCTTTTAATTTGGGAATTTCTACTGTGTTGAGATTGAAATAAACGTGAAAAAGAAACTTGTAGCGAGGTGCCAGCTCATATCCGCCTGCGCGGAAAGTTTTGCTGGCATGTGTATAGTCCTTTAGATAGTCACTTCCAAAGAACCCCTTGAGGAAGTCCGCACCAAAGGCCATGACTATTATCCTGTGATTACGTCGCCCAGCGTTCTTCCAACAGTTGCACCAACACCCGAACCAATAGGAGTTTGGAGAGCGTTGTCAAAACGTATGTTCATTGTGATTGTAACTGGCGCACTTTCTGAGTAGTTGAGATCGTTGTAGTTTACTGATGTCAAGTAGCAACCATACAGTTCCCAAGTTTCAAGAACCACAGGAGTTGCCACACCGTTACCACCGTCAAGAATTTCACAGCGTGTGGTAAATTTGTAATCAATGCCTGAACTGGCGCTGGCCTGTTCCACAAAGTCCAGTTGCTTCTGTAGCTGTTCGCCAATGAGTCTGGAAACTTGGCCACCTGCGTCATCACGGAGATTGACTGCGATTGCTTCCCAGCTGTGTTTACCAGCTAGATATAATTTGCTGTTGTAGATATCTACAACCATCTCTTCAAAGCTCACTGAAGGACGTGTGAAATCCATGACCTGTTTGGTCAATTCTGTTCTTGGTGTTGAAACACCTAAATTTTCAAATACCACACGGAAGCGGTACTTGAGCTTGGGCATGAGCAAGCCTTGAGTTGGGCTTGATTGATCACTTGCCAAAGGCACTGTCATTTTGTTCAGCGATGAGACTGCCATATCATTCTCCTATTATGCAATTATTTATCTGAGATGAGATCAAAAAAAATGGAGCCAAAGCTCCATTTTTCTGTACTAGCGATACCGTTAGACGGTGGCTGCTGTGGCAACTTGGCCTGATGATATCTCACCTGTGTTCTTGATTCGAACCGGTATGTAGATGAATTCAACTGCTTTGACTGGCTCAATTGCAATGTCAACATACAGTTCGTTACGATCAATACGAGCTGGTGTATTGTTGCTGTCATCACAAACAACCAAGTAATCATACACACCGCGCTTGGCAACCAAGTCATTCATCAAGTTGCTGATTGCGTTGCTGATTTCATCACGAGTGATTTGATCGTTGGGTTCAAACACAAAGCTCTTGCCAATGGTTTCAAGCCTAGCACGAACAAATGCTATCAATCGTGCCACGTTGATGCGATCAAGTGCGCTTGGTGTTGCGGCTTCAGTCTTGTTGCCGTAGTTGGTAATTCCTGCCCCTGGTATGAATGTAATCGGATTGATCTTGTTTTCATACAAGGTGTCACGAATGCTTTGACGAATAGCTGTGGATACAAACTGTCCTGTTTGTGCATTTACATAACCCAATGCAAATGCATTGTCAACAATACCACGGC